GATGATGATTTATTAGATTTGATGCCTGGATAATGAATTTTACTCAGATTGTAAATGATAGTAAACTAGCATGGCTTGAGCTTGATATAGAATTTCCTTACAACAAAATGTATGAAGAAGCAAAAGCTATAAAACATTTATTTGTAAAGCACAGAGATCAAGACGGTGCTGGAGGATACAGGCACAAAGGTTGGCGTAGTTTATGTATACACGGAATTGATTCTCATAAAACTAATCATTATGAACAGTACGGTTATACCTCTAATAAAGAAGCTCCTTATAAATGGACAGAAATTGCAGATATGTGTCCTATTACTACTAAGTTTTTTAAAGAGGTCTTTCCTTATAAAGCATATTACAGACTAAGATTTATGTTATTAGAGCCAGGAGGTTTTATTACCCCGCATAAAGATACAGATGAGCATAAGTTATCACCAATAAACATGGCCTTAAACCACCCAAAAGGTTGTTTGATGAAAATGGACGGACATGAGGGTTATGTACCCTTTAAACCAGGAGCTGCTATGTTATTAGATGTTGGTAACACTCATGCTTATATAAATAAAAGTAAAGAGGATAGATACCATATTATTGTGCACGGTGTTAAAACAAAACAATACGAAGAATTAGTTGTGAGAAGTTATGAAAAGATTAATGGGTAAAAATAAAAATTATGTGGTAGGCATTTATGATGATACTAGAATGTCGCATAATTTAACCCAAGCACAAAAGAATAAAGAAATAACTGAATTCTTTACTAGGTTCAAGTATTTTGGACCAATTATTGTAAAAGAAAATATTAATGAAGTTTTAGACGAAGCTTTAAACTATGACGTAGATTATTGTATAGTTCAAAGTGTAGGACACATCATTAAAGACGCAGCTTTCTTTACTTTTATTGAGAAATGGGTAGATAAACAAGATTTTTTTATTACTGGTCATATTATGGACAAGAATAAAAAGAATATAAATAACCCAAACGGTAAAGAAGGATATTATGGTTTACACAAGCAATGCATGTTAGTAAACCTTAAATATTATAAAAAATTTGATAAACCCGTGTTCGGTAATAAAAGTTCAGGAGAAGAATTTGTGGTCAAGGCTGAGAGGCACATTAAAGATATACATGATGATTATACCCCCTTATCTTTGAAACCAACAGAAGAACTTACTATATGCACACCTTTAGTAGATGGTTGGAATTTTATTAATACTAGTTTAGCTAATGACCTAACTGTATATAATTTTCATCCTAAAATCAGAGAACATAAACAATATTTATATCCAACAACCAGTGCTGCTGAGTTAGAGCATCAACTATCTTGGATTACTAATATAGTTGATTATGCTCAAGAATGTGTTTTCTTTTGGAATACAGAAAATTATTCTGATTTGAAATATGTAAATATAGAAAAACCAATAGAGAAACTATATGCTGTTGCCGCAAGTTTTAAACCTAATATGATTCTAAATCACTATAATTTTACGGATAATTGTGAAGTTATTTATTATGACTATAGTAAATCTGCTTTAGCATTTAAAAAAATGCTAGTCACAGAATGGGATGGAGAAGATTACCCGAAATTTCTTGATTACGCTCAAAAGAAGTATAGAATAAACGAAACAGGTGGTAACGAGACTCAGCTCTTATCTAGAAAAGAATTGTGGGAAAGAGAACTAAAGTGGTGGGGTTCTGAGAAAGCTATTAAAGAACATTGGGATAGGTACAAGCAGTTACCTCATAAATTTATCCATTGTGACGTATGTTCTAATCCTGAAAAAATTACATCCACAATTACCCCTAATGATAATTCAGTTATATGGTGGAGTAATGCTTTTCATACAGTAGGTGCTCAGTATTTAAGAGGATTATCAGGTGTTAAATCTTGTTATGAGTCTTGGCTTAAGCAGATTAATGATAAGAATCCTAATATATGGATTTTAGGTAAAGATTACTTAGATCTACCAGTAGAAGGCGATAGACTAAAGGATTATGTAAGTGCTTATAATAGCCAAAACTAAAATTGAGTGTGACACTTCGTGGTTAAAACAGTTAGATTTTAAAGGTCACGATGATCGGGATTTAGCAGGTAACGTAGATGCAGTATCAATTAAAAGTAATGATGGGGGTATTCATAGTTTTTATAGAGATAAACCTGTTGAAAACCCTAATGACTTTAGGTTCACAAAATACTATAAATTATGCAGTTCTTTAATAACTTATTTTGAGTTTGAGACAACTAGAATAAGAATTCATAAACAAGAACCAGGACAAACCATCCCCATTCATACAGATGATAATAACATTAATGCAAAATCTAACGAAGATTTTAGGCTTAGAGCAGTTACAGCACTAACTGAGAGTGATGATTTTATATATCAATTTAACTATGAAGGTTCTATTGAACAATTTAGTCTTAAAAAAGGCGAAACAGTGTTGTTTGACCCTGATTTAGTTGGGCACGGAATGATAAACCAATCAAAAACAGAAACTAGATATTCATTAGTACAGATATTTAAGGCATACCCTGTTTCTCCTTGGTTAAAAGACTTCATCAACACTGAACAAACGGTAATTTTATGAATATTGACTTTGGAACTGCTTTTCACAAACCTAATGGAAACGCTGTAAAAGTAACAATTAACGAATTTAGAGACAAACTCTATCTACATATTAGAGAATACTCAATGGATGGAGACACTGGACAGTGGTATCCTACAAAATCAGGATTCTCAATTCCTGCAGATGAGGTAAGTTCTCTTGTCCCCTTATTAGAAGACGCAAGTGATGCGGTAGCTCAAAGATATATATGGAATACACAGCTTGAGCTAGAATTGGAGCAAAAATGAGTGTAAAAGCTTGGAATGACGAACAAGAAGCAGAATTAATTAAATTATATACAGAAGATGAACAAAAAGACGTTCATGAATTAGCTAATCACTTCTCAAAAGGTTATAGAAGTGTTATAAGTAAGTTAGTTCAACTTAAAATTTATGAGAAACCAGAAATCGAAGAAGATGATAAGTCTCTTACAGTTAAAGTTATGTTAAGAGAACTTGAAGAAATTCTTAATATCGAGGTTGATGGTGTTAATCTTAATAAAAAAGAAAATCTTTATAAATTAGTAAACGCAATCAAACAAAAGGTTAAATGATGGCCTCAAAAAAGAAAAATAAACTTAATAAAGTGCATATGGTTCCAGAAGGTGAGAGCCGTAATAGTGCTTCATATCACTTTATTCATGCAAAAACTTTAAGTCAACTTAGGGATGGTAAAAAATTACGTATTCGTAGATACCACCCTGGTTTAAGACAACACGTCTGGTTTGTAGAAACTAGGATGCCTCCTCACTCTAAATAGGTAATATATAATGACTGAAAGACACGAAGAATATATGAAACGTAGAATTAAAGAAGAGCAACGTAACAAAATTTATGAGTCTCCTGATAAAGGTAAAACCGTATACGAACGTGATTTTGGTAGTACAAGACGTAATAAAATTAAGGATTGGGTCGATAGCTTTGTAGAAGATGCAGGTAGTGTTGACTTTGAGTACACAGATTCAGGTGCTCTTGAAATTAAAATACCTGAAACACCAAAATATAAATATAATGAAGATAAGCTAATCAAAGAATTTAAAGATTATATTGACGCAACCTATAGCCAACACTACTCACGTGATAAGTTTCAAGCCACTGAGTTTATTATGGACGGCGGGCATGGAACTGGATTCTGTATTGGTAATGTGTTAAAATACGCACAAAGATATGGTAAAAAGGGTACACAAGACGACGCTCGTAAAGATATACTGAAAGTTCTTCATTATGCGTTACTTCAGCTTTACGTGCATGATATAGAAAATGAATAATAAAATACTTTTTAAGTTAGAAGAGATGTTTCATACATCTCCACAACTTTTGAGAAACGATGAAAAACTACGACAAGCAATTCAAGGTATATTTAATATTAGTATTGATAATGTAAAATTTACCAATGTAGGCGAATTAGTTGATAGAATTGATGAAGAAGTTTTACATAAGTATTTTAGTGAAATTTGGCAACCAAAAACAAAGTCCTTTAAATATTCTGGATTATCGATTATAAATGAAGTAAATAACTTAAACCCACGTGCTGTGTTAGATGTAGGTTGTGGCTACAATGAATTTAAAAGTAAGATTCATAATCTTACTGGAGTAGATCCTTATAATAAGTGTGCAGATATTTCAACTTCTATTTTAAACTATGTCACTGATGAAAAGTATGATGCTATTATAGCTTTTGGAAGTATTAATTTTGGTTCTACAGATAAAGTTTTTTCTGAATTAGAAAAAGCTGTATCTCTTACGGCAAAAAATGGTAAGTTATTTTTCAGAGTAAATCCAGGATTACCTCATGATCCTCCAGAATCTAAATGGATTTCATTTTATCCGTGGTCAACAAACTTTATAGTGAATTGTGCTGATTATTTTGGGGTTGACATTCTCGATATAAAAAGTGATAATAATGGCAGACTTTACTTCGTTTGGTCAAAACCTTTCGATTAATATATAGTTTAACAACGCTCTATTAGAAGTTCGTTAAACTTTTCAAATCCGTGCTCTTCAGGGCATGGATTTTTTTATGGGCTAAATTATGTTACCAGCTATGATATTTTTTACAGGCGTGCCAGGATCTCGTTGGAGTGGTATTGCTCAAGAAATTAAACAAAATCCTAGTTATAACAAAACAGATCGAACTCCAAATCGCAAATACTTTCATAGTGAATATAGTGGTCACTTTGATGCTTATTTTGGAACAGGAATGGAGTTTAATTGTAACTTAGATCAGGCAAATCTAAATAGACCCTTTAGTGATTGGAGCACCTCAGCAGGGTGCAAACTACTAATGAGTCATGAGTGGCCCTATCATTTTGATGAAATTACACAAAGGTATACAGACGCATGGATTCAATTAGTTTACAGACCAAATTTGGCAAGCTTTCTATGGTGGAAACAAGCAGGCGGATTTAACATTACATACCCAAACTACGACTGGTACAAAGATGAAGAGACAATGATGAAACGTATTGAAGAACAAAATCATTTAATACTTGAATTTGGGCAAAAACATAAGCTTAAGTGGACTCAGCATGAAATTCATAGTGATATATTTCTAGCAACTTATAAGCCATGATTGAGTTACTATTAGGAACACTATACGGATTACTAGTTGGAATAGTACCTTCTGCAGGAGCAACTACAGGACTGGTAGTATTATACAGCTTTATGTATATTTTTCCAAATGAGTATTCTGCTATTATATTTATCATGGCAACTGTTGCAGCTTCTACAACAGCAGATACTTTTGCATCAGTATTACTAGGTATCCCAGGAGCTAATAGTGCCGCAGCCACGATTCAAGATGGTTACCCCCTAGCAAAACGTGGTAAAGCAGAATTAGCATTATCGGCTGCTATCACATCCTCAACAATCAATGGGTTGATATGGGGTTTAATAGTATTTCTTGCTTTAGAAAACTTAAGTTTTATTTATAACTATATAGGGAGTATTCAACTTTGGTTTATCACTTTGTTTGCTTTTGTATGTGTGGTGTTAGTATTAGGTAAAAAATGGTATCTTGGGGTTGCGGGTATCATTTTAGGAGTTATTTTTGCAGTAGTAGGAACAGATCCTATCACAAATGCTTCAAGACTCACCTTTGGTTGGCAGTATTTAGAAAGCGGTTTTCAATTAATGCCTCTTATTGCTGGAGTATTTGCAATACCCCAAATTATAGATGGATTGCTTGGGTGGTCTGCACCAGTACAGCATAGTCAAAAGTCATATAAGTTACTTGGAATCTATTCTGTATGGAAACATTTAGGATTAAGTCTACGTGGAGGAGCTATTGGAGCAATAATCGGATTCTTACCAGGTCTTGGAGGTGCTGTATCAGACTGGATTTCATACGGTCATTCTGTTAACACTACTAAAAAACCAAAAATTCCGTTTGGAAAAGGGAATATCAGAGGAGTGATTGGTCCTGAAGGATCAAACAATGCTCAAAAAGCTACCTCTATGATAACTACCGTATTGTTCGGTATTCCGGGTGCTCCGTTTGCTGCTATCATAATGGGATTACTTATGTACCTTAATATAGAACTTGGTGATCCAAGTTTATTTTATGACTCTGCTATATTTAATTCAATGTTATTTGGGTTTTTAGGCGGTACTATTCTTGTAGCGATCATTATGTTTGTTTTATTAAAACCAATTTGTAAAATTACAAAAATTCCTATGAAATACTTTTTTCCAGCGCTTCTTGCTCTACTTATTTGGGCAAGCGTTCAATATACAGGAGGATGGGAAGATTATGTCATATTTTTATTCTTCTCTATAGCTGGTTATGTAATCCATGTGTTAAAAATTTCTAAACCAGCTTTATTACTAACTTTTATTTTATTTGAAAGGTTTGAACTACTATCAGTTCAATTATTAACGAGGTATATATTATGAAAACACATATTTACGCAATTGTTCTAAGTTGCTTGATCAGCTTCTGGACATCTTTTGCATTCGCAGACTATAAAATGATCATCCCACAAAAACCAGGGGGAGGTACTT